AGTTTTTTCATGAAGATGCGTGTTAATCATGCGCACCATGAACACTATCACGCTCGACAGCTTCAAAAACCTGATCAAAAGCGGCGGGCATCTGCCGGACGGAACCCGCATCCGCCAGGATTTTGCGGTTTCTGAAAAAGCGATTGACGCGGAAACCTACTCTATCGAGTTCACCGCATCTACGGATTCCGTAGACCGGCACGGTGACCGGATCGCGGTTGACGGCTGGCGGACGGCGGATTTTCTGAAAAATCCCGTCCTGATGCTGAACCACGATTACTCAATCCTGCCGATTGGTCGCGTAACCAGCCTGCATTTTACCGATGGCGCTTTGAAAGCCCGTGCGGTATTGGACGGCGATGATCCGCTGGCCCGTAAAGTATTCGCCAAGATTGAAAAAGGCTTCCTGAATAGCGTCTCGGTCGGGCTGATTCCGCGCAAATACGAGTTTTCAAAAGACAAAGAACGGGAATATGGCATTGATATTCTCGAAAGCGAATTGATTGAAATTTCGGTTGTGGCAATTCCCGCAAACCGGGACGCCAACATTGATCGTCGTGAGTTTTCCATAGACTCGCCCCCAGCGGTTATTGACCCGCCCCCTGATTCTACTGCTTTGCCCGATTCACCCTCCTTAATCCCTCAGTCTCGCAAACGGGCGCAAGCCTTGTGTTTGCGTTCCATTTCTCGCACCTATGGTATTGAACCCATGAACATCATCGCCAACCTCCGCGCCAAACGCGCCGAGGCGACTGACGCACTGGATGTCTTACTGGCATCTGCGGTTGACGAAGCCAGCGCCCCCCGCGATCTGAATGAAGCTGAAAACGCCGATTTCGAGACGATCAAGAAAACCGTGGAACAGATCGACCGCCAGATTCAGCGGGCCAGCGACGTTGCCGCCATGAAAGCCGCATCGGCGGTTCCGCTGGCCCCCGCCCCCGATGCTCCCCCGGCGTTTGCCCCGACTTTCAAGACTGATGAACCGAAAGGCGCGGCCTTTGGGCGCTTCGTGCGCTGCCTGGCTGCTGGCAAGGGCATCGGCCAGTTTGCTGCGCAGATTGCCGAATCTCAGTACCACGATGCGCCGATGGCGAAAGCCCTAGCTGCGGGTACGGCGGGCGATGGCGGTTTTCTGGTTCCTGACCAGTACAGCACTGACCTGATTGAACTGCTCCGCCCGGCCTCGGTGGTCCGTGCGCTCGGCGCCCGCATCCTGCCCATGCCCAACGGCAACCTGCTGATTCCGAAAATCGCCTCGGGCAGTTCCGCCGCCTATGTGGGCGAAAACACCAATATCAGCAGCACCGGCCCGACCTTTGGTCAGATTCAGTTGACCGCCCGCAAGCTGGCGGCGATTTGCCCGATTAGCAACGACCTGATCCGCTATGCCAGCCCGCAGGCTGACCTGGTGGTGCGCGATGACCTGATTGCCAGCATCGCTCAGGCTGAAGACGCCGCGTTTATCCGCGATGCCGGGACCGGCAATGCGCCCAAAGGGCTGCGCTACTGGGCGGGTAATACCCCGGCCATGACTGGAAGCCCGGACATTGCCAAGATCACCACTGACCTGGCGATTCTGGAAACCTATCTGCTGTCTGCCAACGTCCGCATGATGACGCCCGGCTGGATTCTGGCCCCTCGCGTTGCCAACTACCTGGCCTCGCTGCGCAATGCCACCACCAGCGCCTACGCCTTCCCTGAAATGGCCGGCGGGATGCTGCGCGGCAAGCCGTTCAAGATCACCACAGCAGTCCCGGTCAATCTGGGCGGCGGTACCGAGTCCGAAGTGTATCTGGCTGATTTTGCCGAGGTCATCATCGGCGATTCGATGCGGGTCATGGTGGATGTGAGTTCTACCGCTGCTTACCACAACGGTAGTGCCGTGGTCAGCTCCTTCTCGCTGGATCAGACCGTCATCCGGGTGATTCTGGCTAATGATTTGGCCGTTCGCCATACCGGCGCGGTCGCAGTTCAAACCGGTTGCACCTGGGGGGCCTAAGTCATGAGTGCGCAAGGTAAAGATTTGAAGGCCATTACGGTTGTTGCTCATGCACTGGCCCTGACCAGCGCCGTCGCCGCCGGGTCGGGCGATGCGACTGAGGTGGATGGCGTCACTTTTGACCTATCCAGCGCCACTTACAAGCGCCCCAACAGCGCCCTGTTCATTGTGGATGCCAAGGCGACGCTGACCACTGATCAGACCTTGACCGTCACCGCCAATCTGCAAGATTCGGCGAACGGCAGTTCTTGGGCGGATATCACCGATCCGGCGGTCATCTTGACTCTGACCGCGACCGGGACGGGTGTCGGTACGATTGGCTTTGACCTGTCCCTCGCCAGGCGCTATGTGCGGATTCAGGCCACTCCTGACCTGTCGCATTCCGGCACCGATACCGCCAGCATCGTCGGCGTGGTGGTGTTCGGCGGTCTGGCGACAACGGCGTAATGGTCCAGGTGCGATTCATCCGGTCACACAGTCCGTACAACGCGGGCGAACTGGCCGGATTCCCCGATGCACAAGCCCGCCGCCTCATGGATCTTGGCGCGGCGGAGCTGGTCGCGCCCGTCGTCGCGGCGGCTGTGGTTGAACGCCCTCCACTGGACAAATCCCTCCATGCGCCGCCACACCCGAACCGTCGCGCCCGCCAGTGAGCCGCTGGAATTAGACGCGGTCAAGCTGCATCTGCGGGTGGAACATACCGCCGATGATGACCTGATTACCGCACTGATTCAGGCGGCGCGGGAGCAGGCCGAGAGCTATACCGGTCGGGCGCTGATTGCCCAAACCTGGGTATTAACCGATACCGCGCCCAGCGATCCGCTATCCCTGCCCCGCTGGCCGGTGCTATCCATTACCAGCATCACCGATAACGCCGTAACCACCAGCGCCTATACCGCCTATCTGGGGGATGACGCGCAACTGGTCCCCGCTAGTGGTTGGGGCGGTACGGTCGTTGTGACCTACACCGCTGGCTATGGACTGGACGGCGATAGCGTCCCGGCGGCGCTCAAGCAATGGATGCTGTTGCAAATCGGCCAATGGTACGAAAACCGGGAAGGGACGGCGGTGGTTGGTGCAGGCAGTACTCCGCAACGGCTTCCGTTTGTGGACGCGCTGCTGTCCCCGTATCGGACTCACTTGTTAGGGCTGGACTGATGCGCTCCGGCAAGCTGAACCTGCGGATAGCCGTCTACCGGCTGCCGCTGAACACCTTTTCGCCTGCTCTGGTGGCGACGGTCTGGGGTTCGCTACGGATCAAACCTGCCGGGGCGGTTGCCGCACAAACCGGATTGCGTAGCCCCGATCTAGTGGAGATTCGTCTGCGCCAGCCGCTGGCTATCGTCCCTGGCGACTATGCGCTGTGGGATGGGCGGCTGTTTCACGGCTACGGATTGCGCGACCCGGACGGGCGCGGCACAGAATGGATCGTCAGCGCCCATGAGCTAGTCGGCAATACCGCGACCTACACGCCAGCGGGCGGCACAGCGGTTTCAACCCGCGCATTCATCACCCATGACAGCCCGTATCTATCGGCCAGCAGCGGGCGGATTGATTACCGGACCCGAATTGAATTGCCGGTCTACGAAGTGGGCAGGGCCGGGCCGGGCGGAATTGTGACCGTGGGCGGGGTCAGCTACACGCTGCTGGGGCTGGCCGACAACGGCGATGATGGCGTAGTGCGTCAATACTGGGGACATGCATGATCAGCAGCGTTGAAGTGCGCGGCGTTACCGAGCTGATCGAAATGCTTGGCGCATTACCTGGCGAGGTGAAAAGGGCCGCCCGTACTAGCCTGAATCGCCAGATTACCCAGACCCGCAAAGAAGACCTAGTGACACCCGGCATGGCCGCGACCGGCCTAAAACGAGCGGCACTGAATGCCGCGCTACCGCTGAAAAAGGCCGATTCCAATAAACTGCGATCTGAAATCAAAGCCAGTAGCGCCGGGATTCCCGCGCCAGCCTATCGGTATCGCCATGAGCCGACCGGCAAAGGCCCGACCCGTCACCGGATTCAAGTGGCCTGGCCTGGTGGTGAAAAAGTGGCGGCGGGATTCGTCAATCCAAAAGGCCAATATCAAGCCACACTGACCACCCGGCGCAAAGGCTATGCGTTAGCGGTTGCGCTGGCTCCCAGTGCGGCAACGCTGCGTAAAGACCTCTATGACAGCAGTAATGAACAGCAAACTGCCGATCAACTGGGTGAAAAATTCAATACCCTGCTTTCTGACATTATTCGTCGCCGACCGGTACCCAACGAATGAGTACGTCAATTAGAGAATCCATTTTATCCGCTATGGCGACTCGACTGGGCGCGTCGCGATTACCGTACCGCGCCGATATGGCAACCAGCGTCATCATCAATGATGAAGGTGAAGAAGCTCAATTACTGGATTATGCGACTTGCGAAGCCACGATGACGATCCGGGTTGAATCACTATCCAGTGTATTGACCGCAGAGTCCCGCGCTACCGCTGAAAATCGACTACTATCCGCACTCATATCAACCGCGATTGGAACCGATAGAACGCTATCCAGCAAATGCGACGATATTGTTTATTCAGGCGGCGGGCCGCTACTGACGGAAGACCCGACGATTTATGTTGGCGCGTATGCAAGTTTTGCAATTCGCTACCGCTATGACGCGGGCAATCCGTATACGCTAACAGTTTATTAAGGGCTAAACCCGTGAACTGGATACTCCGTCAAGCCAAACAACCATCCACTTGGAAGGGCATATTTCTGCTGATCGGACTTTTTGGCTACTCACTCGAACCGGCACTCCAGAATGAAATTATTGCAGCGGTTATTGCCATTGTCGGAATTATCGAGATTATCCAAAAC